GCCGTCAGCACTGACTGCTGTTCGTTCTCGGCCACCAGCAGCGCGATCACATGCTGGCCTTCTTCCAGGTTCATGCCGCGCACGCCGCGCGCCGTACGGCCCATCGGACGCACATCGTTTTCGTCGAAGCGCACTGCCTTGCCCGAATCGGAGAACAGCATCACGTCGTGCTTGCCATCGGTCAGCGCGGCGCCGATCAGGAAGTCGCCCTCGTCCAGGTCGACCGCGATGATGCCGGCCTTGCGTGGGTTGCTGAAATCCTTCAGCGGCGTCTTTTTCACGGTGCCGAGGCTGGTCGACATGAACACGTAATGGTCTTCCGGGAAGCTGCGGTTCTCGCCGGACAGCGGCAGGATCACGGTGATCTTTTCGTTGTCCTGCAGCGGGAACATGTTGACGATAGGCTTGCCGCGCGAATTGCGCGAGCCTTGCGGCACTTCCCACACCTTCAGCCAGTACATGCGGCCACGATCCGAGAAGCACAGGATGTAGTCGTGCGTATTGGCGATAAACAGCTGGTCGATCCAGTCTTCCTCTTTGGTCGCCATCGCCTGCTTGCCGCGGCCGCCGCGTTTTTGCGCGCGGTATTCGCTAATCGGCTGGGCCTTCATGTAGCCGGTGTGCGACAGGGTGACCACCATGTCTTGCGGCGTGATCAGGTCTTCCGTTTCCAGGTCGGTGGCGTTCAGTTCGATTTGCGAGCGGCGCACGTCCTTCTTGCCGGCGCCGTATTCGTTCATCGCCAGGGTCATTTCATCGGTGATGATGACGGTCACGCGTTCAGGCTTGGCCAGGATGTCGAGCAAGTCGGCGATATGTTCCATCACTTCCTTGTACTCGTTGACGATCTTGTCCTGCTCCAGGCCGGTCAGGCGTTGCAAGCGCATTTGCAGGATCTCTTGCGCCTGGTCGTCCGACAGCTTGTAAAGGCCGTCAGCCTGCATGCCGTAGTGCTTAGGCAGGCTTTCCGGACGGTAGGCGTCGATGCCACCCGGCGTATTGCCGTCGCCGGTGCGTGCCAGCATTTCGCGCACCACGGACGAATCCCAGGCACGCGCCATCAGTTCGCCCTTGGCGATAGGCGGCGTCGGCGCCGCCTTGATGATGGCGATGAAGTCATCGATATTGGCCAGCGCAACTGCCAGGCCTTCGAGCACGTGGCCGCGTTCGCGCGCCTTGCGCAGTTCGAACACGGTGCGGCGCGTCACCACTTCGCGGCGGTGCGACAGGAAGCATTGCAGCATCTGCTTCAGGTTCAGCAAGCGTGGCTGGCCATCGACCAGGGCCACCATATTCATGCCGAAGGTGTCTTGCAACTGGGTCTGCTTGTACAGATTGTTCAGCACCACTTCCGGCACCTCACCGCGCTTCAGCTCGATCACCACGCGCATGCCCGATTTGTCGGACTCGTCGCGGATGTCGGAAATGCCGTCCAGCTTTTTGTCGCGCACGTTTTCAGCGATGCGTTCCAGCAGCGACTTCTTGTTGACCTGGAAGGGAAGCTCGTCGACGATGATGGCGATGCGGCCGCCATCCTTGCCGTACTCTTCAAAGTGCGTCTTGGCGCGCATCACCACGCGGCCACGGCCGGTGCGGTAACCATCGCGCACGCCCGAGACGCCGTAGATGATGCCGGCGGTCGGGAAGTCGGGCGCAGGAATCAGCTCGATCAATTCATCGATCGTGCATTCCGGGTTGCGCAGCACGTGCAGCGCGCCGTTGATCACTTCCGTGATGTTATGCGGCGGGATATTCGTCGCCATGCCGACCGCGATACCGGAAGAACCGTTGATCAGCAGGTTGGGAATACGCGTCGGCAGCACCGTCGGTTCTTTTTCCTTGCCATCGTAGTTGGGCGCGAAGTCGACGGTGTCTTTATCGATGTCGGCCAGCAGTTCGCTGGCTATCTTGTCCAGGCGGCACTCGGTGTAACGCATCGCCGCGGCGGCGTCGCCATCGACGGAACCGAAGTTGCCCTGGCCATCGACGAGCGTGTAGCGCAGCGAGAAGTCCTGCGCCATGCGCACGAGGGTGTCGTAAATCGATGCGTCGCCGTGCGGGTGGTATTTACCCATGGTATCGCCGACCACGCGGGCGCACTTGACGTAAGGACGGTTCCACACGTAGTTCGACTCGTGCATCGAGAACAGGACGCGGCGGTGCACCGGCTTCAAGCCATCACGTGCATCCGGCAAGGCCCGGCCGACGATCACGCTCATGGCGTAATCGAGGTAGCTCTTGCGCATCTCTTCTTCGAGGGAAATAGGAATTGTTTCTTTTGCGAATTGATCCATTGGCGGTTCGACTGATCTCAGGCTGTGGTTAACTTATCTGTTACGCAATGTATGACGCAATACTGCATATCCTGGGTGGCTGTCGTCGTGGACGCCGCACCGCGCGCTGCTGGCCCGGCCCGGCTTCCATGTCACAGAGTGCCCGAGCAAATCGGCGGGCTGGCGGCACAGCCAGTAAGCGTACCGCAGGGGTACGTCCTGGCCATGCAGTGCCGCCGTGGGCATTTGCTCGACACTCTAAACAGTCAAGCACACGATTTTAGCATGCGCGCCCAGCCACCTGTACAAATTGGCCATGCCGACAATATTGTCAGATTGCACCAGGGCTGTGCACGCCGGCCTGCCGACAATACACAATGGCAATACCTGTTCAAGACGCCGCCCCTTCAAAGTGGCAAAAAAAACGATTAATTGTTACAGATGCGTTACAAATAGGCATTTTCGTTGCGCAAAAACAACGCGCGGTCTAAAATCGGGCAAGCTTTGATTTAACCACGGTCGTGCGCCCCTGATGCGTGTGGCAAAATGACTGGGAAGTTAATTGCTAGTTTCGCAATCTGAAACGAGCGCATATGGTCTACATGATAAAATCTTGGCACGTAGCACCAGTAGCGCAGTGTTGTTCTGCGGATATCACCCCCCCGAAAGGAAAAAAGAATGAATAAATTTGTAACGCTGTTTTTCGCTGCATCCGCAGTGATTGCTGGCTCGGCTTCGGCCCAAACCCCAACCTCCCCACCATTCGCGCCAGTTACCACTGACATCCAAGCACCAAGCCCAAAAAGCGCTTACGTGCAAGATGCCCGCGGCGTGATCGTGCGCGATCCATTCGGCCTGTGCTGGCGCACCGGCTACTGGACACCTGCTGACGCGGTGCCAGGTTGCGACGTGCCACTGTGCGTAGAGCCAGAAACCCTGCAAGACGGCAAATGCGTAGCGCCACCAGCGCCAGTCGTACCTGCACCGGCACCAGTCGTTGTCGTACCAGTACCAGTCGTTGTGGCTCCTACCTCGGAAAAAGTCAGCTTCGCTGCTGATGCATTCTTCGATTTCGACAAAGCTACGCTGAAGCCAGAAGGCAAAGCCAAGCTGGACGAGCTGACCGCACAACTGGGCGGCATCAACCTGGAAGTCATCATCGCTGTGGGTCACACCGACTCCGTCGGCACCGATGCTTACAACCAAAAACTGTCGGTACGTCGTGCTGATGCTGTCAAAGCCTACCTGGTCACCAAAGGCGTTGAGAGCAACCGCGTGTACACCGAAGGCAAAGGCGAGAAACAACCTGTTGCTGATAACAAAACTGCCGAAGGCCGTGCGAAAAACCGTCGCGTGGAAATCGAAGTTGTTGGTACCCGCAACAAGTAATAGCTGAGCCCCCGGAGTTGCCGCAAGTCATCGCGCAAGTCAAGGGCAGCATGAAAAACCCCGCCACGGCGGGGTTTTTTTTCGTCCGTGGCTGCCCGATTGTAAAATTGCCGCTATTATTCGACCTATGAACGCCGACCCTCTCGAAATCCAAAAATTCAGTGAGCTGGCCCACCGCTGGTGGGACCCCACTTCCGAGTTTCGTCCCTTGCACGAAATTAACCCCCTGCGCCTGGAATGGATCAACGCGAAAGTGCCGCTGGCTGGCAAGCGCGTGATCGACATCGGCTGCGGCGGCGGCATCCTGGCCGAATCGATGGCCCGCAAGGGCGCCGACGTGACAGGCATCGACCTGTCCGACAAGGCCCTGAAAGTGGCCGACCTGCACAGCCTGGAATCGGGCGCCAAGGTACGCTACAAGCTGATCGCCGCCGAAGCCATGGCCGAGGAAGAGCCGGGCCAGTACGACGTCGTGACCTGCATGGAAATGCTCGAACACGTGCCGGACCCCGCCGCCATCGTCAAGGCCTGCGCCACCCTGGTGAAACCGGGCGGCCACATCTTCCTGTCGACCCTGAACCGCAACCCGAAAGCGTACCTGTTCGCCATCCTGGGCGCCGAGTACCTGCTGCGCCTGCTGCCGAAAGGCACGCACGACTATGACAAATTCATCACCCCGGCCGAACTGTCGCAATACGCGCGCAGCGCCGGCCTGGACGTCAACAGCATGCGCGGCATGGGCTACAATCCGCTGACCAAGATTTACTCACTTAATAGCGATACCAGCGTCAATTATCTGGTGGCTTGCACCCGGCCCCTGTAACCATCACGCACAATACAAGGCGGCTGCGGCCGCCATTTTTCATTCTTACTTGACACCTTTTGCCCGCCATGATCACAGACCATCTGCCAGCCCCGCGCGCCATCCTGTTCGACCTCGACGGCACCCTGGCCGACACCGCACCGGACCTGGCGGCGGCCATCAATCTGCTGCGCGCGCGCGCCGGCCTGGCGCCGACCCCGTATGACATCCTGCGCCCCACCGCCTCGGCCGGCGCGCGCGGCATGATAGGCGCGTCGTATGGCGTCCAACCTGGCGAAAGCGGCTACGAAGCCCTGAAAGACGGCTTCCTGGACAATTACGAAGCGGCCCTGGCCGTGGAAAGCCGTTTATTCGACGGCATCCCCGCCATGCTCGACGGCTTGCAAACACTGGGCCTGGCCTGGGGCGTGGTCACCAACAAGGCGGCCCGCTTCACCGACCCGCTGGTGGGCCAGATCGGCCTGGGCGCGGCCGGCTGCGTGATCTCGGGCGACACCATGGCGCACCCGAAACCGCACCCCGCCCCCCTGCTGGAAGCGGCGCGCCGCCTGGCATTGCAGCCAGAAGACTGCTGGTACGTGGGCGACGACCTGCGCGACATCCAGGCCGGCCGCGCCGCCGGCATGCGCACGGTCGCCTGCGCCTGGGGCTACTGCGGCCCCGTCGCGCCGCAGCACTGGAAGGCCGATCATTTGCTGGACACGCCGCTGGCCCTGCTCGAGCTGGTGACTGGCGTGGTGAAGGCGGCGCAGGCGCGGCAGCTGGCGGCATAAATCGGCCTCCACTTGGTCTGGCGCGCCAACAAACGAATGCATCATGCAAGAGTATGAAGATTGCGCTACAATGAAGGTTCTGTGGGGACGACCTGGTTTCGACGTGGGTTGCAAAGCAGCGCAGGGCATACCGAGGGCGGGCTACCTCGTAAATACAACCTGAAAAAACTTAACTGCAAACGATAACTCGTACGCACTGGCAGCTTAATTGCTGTTAGCTCTAGAACACCTCGTCCCTGGGGTGGGCCGTCAAAAGCTCTAGAGTCATTTACAGGGACTCGTCTGATGCTGGGTTACTTAGCGTCCGACTAAATAATAGGTAACTCGCTTGCCCATAACGTGCACATCCGTGCTGGCTGAGTTAAATTAAATGATAGTGCTAAGTATGTAGAACTGTCTGTGGAGTGCTTGCGGACGCGGGTTCGATTCCCGCCGTCTCCACCACTGAATTCTTTAGAATCAAGTAGTTAGCAAGAAGAAGGCTGTCATTATTTGGGTTGTTTTTGGGCTGTTTTAGCCTACGAATGACAACAAAATGACAGCCTTTTTTTTCGTCGAAACATAGCCTCATTTATGCTACGAGCCATTGCAAAAACTAGCGAAAGGCAAAGCCACTCTCCTGTACCTTGCCGCTCTTATACGCCGAGGTAAAACAAACCTGATTCCGCCCTAATTCTTTCGCTTTATACAATGCTTTGTCGGCGGCCTCGACCAACTCAATAGGCAGGCTTTCTAAATGAATCGGAGAAAAAGCCTCGACGCCAATACTAACCGTCACAACACCAAGCGGATTTCCAGTATGTTCAATTCTCATAGATTGAATAGAACCACGGATACTCTCAGCAACTGCCAATGCACCGGGGAGATCTGTTCCAGGGAGCAAAACGACCATTTCCTCCCCTCCATAACGAGCGGCAAGATCACCGGGACGGCGCGTGCTATCGGCCACCACCTTGCCAATTTTTCTGAGACATTCATCGCCTGCAACATGGCCATAGATATCGTTGTATTGTTTGAAAAAATCAACATCGATCATGACCAACCCAATAGAAGTTTCACCGCGCTGCGCACGACTAAACTCACTAAGTAATGACTCGTCGAAGTGCCGTCGAGTCCCTAGCCCTGTTAACCCGTCCTGACTGGCAAGACGGGCCAAGGTTTCATTGACTAACTCTAATTCCTTACTGGTCTCCAAAAGCTTTCCTTCAGCCCTTGATCGGAAATTTATTTGTTTGACCATACGATATCCAAGGAATCCAATAATTAATGCTAAAAATCCTCCTACCATACCTTGCAAATATGAATCGGCGCGCCAACTATTCAAAACTTCATCTTGGGACAATGCGGCGGAGACGACCAAGGGATATTCTTCTACTTTCCTATAGCTATTGATACGTGTGACGCCATCCAGCCTTGATTTTATTGATGCGGTGCCTTTGGGCCCCTTTGATAAGTAGTCTTTGAATAGTGGAAACTGCGATATATCTTGGCCAAGCATTTTTTCATCAAATGGCCTTCTTAATAAAAGTGTTCCATTCCCATTTGCAATGAAAATTGCACCCCGCTCCCCTATGGAAAAACGATCATAAAACAATCTGAAGTAATTCATATTAATTGTCGCAAGAACAACCCCTCCAAAACTTCCATCGGAAAGATTAATACGACGCGATACAGTAATAATCCAGTCGCCTGTCGACTTGCTTCGTATAGGGGGGCCTATGTAAGGGCTGCGGCCACTATTGTTTTTATGGTACTTAAAATATTCTCGATCAGAATTATTCAAATTCTTCAGCAGCACCTCCTGAGAGTTTACCAGCCAGCTACCATCTTTTGCATAGACAAAAATCCCTTGTAACTGGGGTAACTCAGCCACACGCAAAACCAGCAGATTATGAATACGGGACCGTTCAAGGTCGGAAGCTCCATCATTTTCCATACGCTCCACCAATCCAGCCAATGCGACGTCGGCCTCTTTGATCGTGTCATAGGCATGTTGGGCCACGGACTGCGCCAGATTAGCGCTCGCCTGAGCTGTCTCGCCTAGCTGCACCTCTCTTGCACGCCATATCGTCCAAAGCTGGGTTGCAAGAAGTGCCAGACAAACCACGATGACAAATGTGATCGCCAATGGCCGTAAGGAAGAGCGCTTAAAGCTCGTCCCCATCGGACGCAGCGGCAGCTGGTTTGAAGCAGTCATGGAATAACTCCCGGTTTTACGTAGGTAAGAGTGTGCACCGAATAGCACCCCAAATACTCACGCATCGTCACAAATAAGATGCAAAAAAGTCAAACACAACACTACCACGTCACAAGCATAAGCATAAGCAGCTGTCGAACGGTGCACGTTTCTGTAAAACTTGAGTTACAGGGGCGATCCGTAAAAAAATAGGTGGGTGTTCGGCGCACAAGCTCGATGTGGCAAAAACTGCGTCAAAATGCGTCAAATCGCATGCACCCTCTTCGCCCCGCCACGCCAGTCCTCATGCGCCTTCGGCCATGGCGCACATTTGAGTCAAAAGACCCCTATATAGCGGGCAGGTGTGGAGGGGGGACAACTGCGCGCGCCGGGCCGAAACGGGCCTTTTTCTTACTTCAATGACAATATCATTCGTCGGGACGTGAAAAAGCCGCCTCATGGGCGGCTTGTGCGGTGGCTGGGGCGCTCTGGCGCGGCTGGGCTGTCGCGGCCCCGCCCTTCCGGCTAGCGCGGCGTGGCGCTCATCCTGCGCGGCCGGCGCGCGCCTTGGCCGCCTGTTCCTTCTCGTAATCGTCGCGGCAATCCACATCGCAGAACAGCAGCGCGGGTGCCAGCGCCTCGTCGCAGTAATGGCAGCAGCCGTGCGCCACTAGGGCGGGACGACAGCGCACGGCAGCCAGGCCGCGCGCCACCTCGGCAAAGATGATCTTGTCGGTGTTGTCTACGTGGTCGCTCATTGCGCGCCCTCCCCGCCTGTGGCCAGGTCATACGGGGCGAAGCGCACCACTTCCACGCCGGCCCACTCGTTGATCGCTTCGAACTGTGCCTGCAGCGGCACCAGCTCGTTGCGGGCGAAGACGCGCGCGGCTGGCTCGACGGCGCCGAAGCCGCCGGCATTGTTCGGCAGGATGCCCATCAGCTGCGGCGGCACGCGGTGCGCGGCCAGCTGGTCATCGCGCGTCACGCTCTTGATGTTGAAAAACTCGTCCTTGGCGGCCACGTCCGACACCGGCAGGATCTGGATGCCGTCCTTCTTGCCGTTGGGCGCGTACATGAACAGGTTGCGGAAGTTGCCCGGGCCCTTGCTGTCGCGCATGGCCTGGCGCAGGTTGTCCACGTCCTGCGTGTTGGCGGCGGCGTCCGTCATGTAGAACACGAAGCCCGCATGCGAGCCGTTCTTGTAATACTTGCGGCGGAACAGGGTGGCCGCCTCGTTGAGCCAGGCCGACTGCAGAGCGCTCAGGTACTGCGGCACGCCATACAGCTCCTGATTGACGTCCGGTTCCATCAGGTGAAACACGCGGCCCTTGTCGAACTGGTGCACGGCCTGGTAGCCGTTCACGAAAAAGTAGGTATCCAGATCGACGCCGCGCCGCATGTACTTGGCCAGCGCATGCTGGTACGCCAGCGCCTTGCCGCTGCGGCTGGGCCGGTCTTCCAGGTAGGCATTGCCGAAGGTGAGAAAGTCCAGGGCCATGCGCTTGAAGGCGTCGCGCGACAGGTACTTGCTGGGAATCAGGGTGGACGCCAGCACGTTGGCCTTGAAGTGGATGGCGCTGCTGTGGTGCACGCCCGCGTTAAACGACTTGGCCAGGCCGGCCAGGTTGACGGGCGGCTCATAGGCCTGGTGCGTGGTCGAGGATGGCGTAGAAAAATAGGTCTTGCGCCATTTCTTGTGGATGGCCATGCCCGAGGCCACCTTGTTCAACTCCTGGAAATTCTGCGTCCAGAAGAATTCATCGAAGTAGAAATTGCCGTGGTAGCCCTGCGCCGTGCGCGCGTTCGTGCCCAGGAAGTACAGGTGCGCGCCGTTCGGCAGTACGATGGGGTCACCCGTCAGCTCGATGCCGGCCGCCTCGCGCGCGAATTGCACGATGTATTGCTTGAAGACGTGGGCCTGGCTTTTTGAAGCGGACAGGAAGATTTGATTGCGGCCCGTGGCCATGGCGTCGGCCAGCGCCTCGCGGGCGAAATACCAGGTGGCGCCGATCTGGCGCGACTTCAAAATGGCGCGCGTGCGCTGGTCGCCGTTGCGATACCAGACCTTTTGATAGTCGAAGAGCGAATCCTGGAAGGCGTCGAGCAGCTGGATTTTCTGTTCTTCGCTAAAGTCGTTGCGCGTCGGCTTCTTCTTCGGGCCGGCGTTGCGGTTCGCCAGCTTGGGATTGAGATCGACCTCGTTCCCGCCCGGTTGCTCGTAGCGGCGCACGCGCGCCATCTGCACGATGGTGCGGGCGAGTAAATCGATTTCCTTGTAATCGCTGCCGCTTTTGACCTCTTTTTCGATCAGTTTTACGAGGCGCAGCTCGGCCGACGCCTCGACGTGCTCGATGGCCTGGGCCTTGTCCCATTCGTCGCGCGCCTTCCAGCTGTTGATGGTGCTGCGCTTGAGTCCCAGGTGGCGGGCGATGGACGAAATGCGCCAGCCCTTCCAGTACAGGGCGCGCGCGGCACGGCGCGGCTCGGATTCGGGCACGGCCAATTCGGCGATTTTCTCTTCGGGTTTTTGTTCAATTGCTAGCATGCCGCCAGCGTAGGCCGCGCGCGCGCGGAGCGGGGAAAGGCAAAAGTCGCTATGGCCCATAGCAACCCGCACCACATTGAATCGCAGCGCCAAGACGTCGACCATGGCGTTATCCGATCAACCGAGACACGCCACCATGCCTAAATCCCAATTCTTCCGCGTCGCCACCGAAGGCGCCACCACGGACGGCCGCAACATCGACCGCGCCACCATCGAGCAAATCGCCGCCACCTACAACCCGAAAACCTACGGCGCGCGCATCTGGCTGGAGCACATTCGCGGCATCCTGCCCGACAGCCAATTCAAGGCCTACGGCGACGTGATCGCCGTCAAGGCCGAGGAAGTAGACACGGACAGCGGCAAGAAACTGGCCCTGTTCGCGCAGATCGAACCCACGCCGGAACTGGTGGCCATCAACAAGGCGAAACAAAAGCTGTACACCAGCCTCGAAATTCAACCCGACTTTGCCGACTCGGCGCAGCCCTACCTGGTCGGCCTGGGCGTCACCGACAGTCCGGCCAGCCTGGGCACCGAAGCGCTGAAATTCTCCGCTGGCCGCAAGCAGCAAAGCGCCAACCTGTTCACCTCCGCCGTCGAGGTGACGCTGGAATTTGAAGAGCCGCAGGGCACCAAGCTGGCCGACGCCGTCAAGAACCTGCTGTCGCGCTTCTCCAATAAATCCGGCACCGACGCCGCGCAGTTCGCCGACATCAGCGAAGCCGTGCAGGCGCTGGCCGGCCACGTCGTCACCGCCAACGACAACTACGCGGACGCCGCGAAGCGCATCGACGCGGCCGAAACGGCATTGAAGGCCACGCAGGACGAGCTGGCCAGCTTCAAGGCGCAGATGGACGAAGCGCCCGGCAACGGCCCGCGCCGCCCTGCCGCCACCGGCAACGACGGCGCCGTGCAGACCGAGTTTTAAGCGCCCTCGCCCCTTCCATCCCCCCATTCAACAACGGAGCACTGATTTATGAAAAAGCAAACGCGCCAGGTCTTTGGCCAATACGAAACCCGCCTGGGCCAGCTGAACGACACGGACAACGTGGCCAAGACCTTCAGCGTCACGCCCAGCGTGCAGCAAAAGCTGGAAACGAAAATGCAGGAATCGAGCGAGTTCCTGTCGAAGGTCAACATCATCGGCGTGACCGAGCAGGAAGGCGAAAAGCTGGGCCTGGGCGTGTCCGGCCCGATTGCCGGCCGCACCAACACCAAGGACAAGGAACGCAAGACGCGCGACCTGTCCACCCTGGACGGCACCAAATACCGCTGCGAGCAAACCAACTTCGACACGCATCTGAACTATGCCAAGCTGGACGCCTGGGCCAAGTTCCAGGACTTCCAGTCGCGCGTGGCCAATGCCATCCTGACGCGCCAGGCGCTGGACCGCATCGTCATCGGCTTCAATGGCGTGAAAGCCATGGCTGACACCGATCTGGACGCCAATCCGCTGCTGCAGGACGTCAATAAAGGCTGGCTGCAGCATCTGCGCGAGCTGGCACCCGAGCGCGTGCTGGGCCTGGTGGCCGCTGGCATGCCGGGCAAGGTCGTCATCGGCGACGTGGACGGCGCTGACTATGCCAACCTGGACGCGGCCGTCACCGATGCCGTCAACCTGCTGGACCCGTGGTATCAGGAAGACACCAATCTGGTGGCCATCGTCGGGCGCAAGCTGTTGAATGACAAGTATTTCCCGTTGGTCAACACCAAGCAGGCGCCCACGGAAACCCTGGCGGCCGACATCATCATCAGCCAGAAACGCATCGGCGGCTTGCCGGCGGCGCGCGTGCCCTTCTTCCCAGACAACGCCATCCTGATTACGCGCTTCGACAATCTGTCGATCTACTTCCAGGAAGGCGCGCGCCGCCGCCGCGTCGAGGACGTGCCCAAGCGCGACCGCATCGAGAATTACGAGTCGTCCAACGACGCCTACGTGATCGAAGACCTGGGCCTGGCCGCGCTGGTGGAAAACATCGCGCTGAAAGACAAGTGATGGCGAACCAGTCCCCCGCCCTGCGCCATCGCGCGCGCATGCTGGCCGAACGCACGGCCGGCGCCGCCGCGCCGCAGGGCGTCACCACCGGCACGGCCTACGAAATGATGCTCTACAAGCTGGCCGACGACCGCCGCCGCCTGAAAGCCATCCAGTCCGTCGAGCGCAAGATCGAGGTCAAGGCCACCTTGCTGCCCGACTATGCGCAATGGATCGACGGCGTGCTGGCCGGCGGCAAGGGCGCGCAGGATGACGTCTTCGCCACCCTGCTGGTGTGGCACATCGACACGGGCGAGTACGCGCGCGCCCTGGTCATGGCCGCCTACGCACTGGCGCACAAGTTCACCCTGCCCGATACCTACAGCCGCGACATCGCCACCCTGATGCTGGACGAGTTTGCGGAAGGCTATTTGCACGGCAAGCTGGCCAGCGCCCCGCAGCACGCGGCGCAGGTCCTGGCCGCCGTCGAAGAACTGACGGCCGCCAGCGACGCGCCCGACCAGGCGCGCGCCAAGCTGCATAAGGCCATCGGCCTGGCCATGATCGCCGTGCTCGATCAAGCGGACGACACGGACATCGCCCCGGCGCTGGTGGCACAAGCGGAAACGGCCATGGCCCAGCTGAAATGCGCAATGGGCCATCGCCGATATCGTCGGGCGCACGCACCTCACCGTGGAACTGATCTGATGCACGAAGTGCGCCGCGCGGGCCTGAACCAGCTGAGCATCGACCCGGCCAACACCAGCCAGATCATCGTCGAGCAAGTCTTGCCCGAGGACGTGGGCGGCTGGTGGATACGTGAAATTGGCATCTTCGACGAGGCCGGCGACCTGTGCGCGGTGGCCAATTGCCCGCCCAGCTACAAGCCCCTGATGATGGAAGGCAGCGGGCGCACGCAAGTGGTGCGCATCGTGCTGATCGTCGCCAGCACGGCCGCCATCGAACTGAAAATCGACCCGTCCATTATCCTGGCCACCCGTAAATATGTCGATGACCAGGACATCATCGTTCGTGCCTACAGCGACGAGCAACTGGCCAAGCACCTGGCCGCTGTCGATCCGCATCCACTGCTGGCGAAGGTCGCCTATGTCGATCAGCAAGACGCCAGCGCACGCGCCTATGGCGATCAGCAACTGGCCAAGCACCAGGCTGCCGCCGACCCGCATCCGCTGCTGGCCAAGGTCGCCTATGTCGATCAGCAGGACACCAGTGCGCGCGCCTACGGCGATCAGCAACTGGCCAAGCACCAGGCCGCTGCCGACCCGCACCCGCTACTGGCGAAGGTTATTCGAACCTGTACCAGGGGCGCACCACCAAGCGGGCCGTGCACAATATGGAAAAGCTGGGATTGATCGGCGATCATAGCAAGGTTACGCATGATAAGGTCGGCCAGGTTTCAACCCTTGGACCTGGAGCACTGCTGGGGAGTGACATTTTCCGCCGTAGTCAATTCGAATGGCTGGAAAAAGTATTGCTTCCGCAATTGGCAAAAAAGGGGATCACTGATCCGAAAAAAATCGAAGATATCATTGGTGGTCTCTTCTCGACCCGTACGGCCGGTAATCAGTTTTTGGATATGTTCAAGCAGCGTATTCAAATGCACAAAAATGCCAAGCTGAACGAGGGCGCGTATGACATCGAGCAGATTTATGACCTGGGCAAGCAGCAAGCCGGCGGCGCCGAATTGGAGGCGACGG